CATCGGTGCGATCGACAGGATGAAGGAAGACGCCGCAGAACGAGTTCGCACGGACATGAACTTCCAGCTTGTGGACAACATGCCTGAGTACCGCCCCGAGCACGAGCGGATGCTGTTTAACTTAGGCCTTGCAGGAGCTGCGTTCAAGAAAGTTTACTTTGATCCCAGCTTGGGACGTCAGACCTCGATCTTTTGCGGCGCCGAGGATGTGATCATCCCCTATGGCTCCTCTGGTGCCCGTACTGCTGAGCGCGTTACCCATGTAATGCGTAAAACGAAAAACGACGTTAGAAAACTTCAAGTTGCTGGCTTCTACCGTGACGTAGAGCTGGGTGAGCCGGTGATGATCCACAACGACGTGGAGAAAAAGAAGGCCGAGGAGCAGGGTTACTCAGTAACTGATGACGATCGTTACCAGTTCTTGGAAATCCAAGTTGACTATGACATGCCCGGTTTTGAGGATGAGGACGGGATTGCTCTGCCTTACATCGTCACCATCGACCGTGGCACCGCAAAAGTTTTGTCTGTGTACCGAAATTGGTCCGAAGATGATCCGAAGAAACTCAAGCGCCAGCACTTTGTCCAGTATGACTACGTCCCCGGCTTTGGTGCTTATGGCTTTGGTTACATCCATCTGATCGGCGGCTACGCGCGCGCTGGCACCTCTTTGATCCGCCAGTTGGTTGACGCTGGGACGTTGTCTAACTTGCCCGGTGGCTTGAAGTCCCGCGGCTTGAGAATTAAAGGCGACGATACCCCAATCTCTCCCGGCGAGTGGCGCGACGTGGACGTTCCATCTGGATCTGTGCGCGACAACATCATGCCGCTTCCTTACAAGGAGCCAAGCCAAGTTTTGGCCGCTTTGTTGGACCGGATCACAGAAGAAGGCCGTCGCCTTGGCTCTATTGCCGACATGAACGTCAGCGACATGGGTGCAAACGCTCCTGTAGGTACGACTCTTGCTTTACTCGAGCGCCAGCTTAAAACCATGAGTGCAGTTCAAGCTCGTGTTCACTACTCGATGAAGCAAGAGTTCAAGCTCTTGAAAGACATCATTCGGGACAACACACCGAGCGAATACGACTACGAGCCACAAGGTGGAAAACCAAGTGCCAAGCGTGAAGATTACGACATAGTGGAAGTAATTCCAGTGTCCGATCCGAACAGCTCGACGATGGCTCAGCGGATCATGCAGTACCAAGCTGTGATCCAGCTGTCGCAAAGCGCTCCGCAGATTTACGATTTGCCCAACTTGCACCGTCAGATGATCGAAGTGTTGGGTATTCGCAACGCCGACAAGCTGGTTCCAATTGACGACGACATGAAGCCGCGTGACCCAGTGTCCGAGAACATGGCTTTCTTGAACGGTAAGCCAACTAAGGCGTTCATGTATCAGGACCACGACGCGCATATTGCCGTTCACGTCTCGCTGATGCAAGACCCACTGATGGCCGCGCAGATTGGCCAGAACCCTCAAGCCCAGAAGATGACGGCCGAGATTCAAGCTCACATTGCAGAGCACTTGGCCTTTGCGTACCGCAAGAAGATCGAAGAGCAGTTGGGTGTACCGATGCCGTCTCCAGATTCCGACTTGCCAGAGGACGTAGAAGTCCAGTTGTCCCGCTTGGTGGCGCAGGCTTCTCAGCAGGTACTGGCTATGAGCAAGGGTCAAGCTGCTCAACAGCAAGCTCAGCAGCAAGCTCAAGACCCGCTTATCCAAATGCAGCAGGCCGAGTTGCAGATTAAGCAACAAGACGCTCAGACCAAAGCACAAAAGGTACAAGGCGACTTGGCCATCCGTCAGGCTGAGATTCAGCTCAAGGCTCAAGAGGCGGCTGGCCGCTCGGGTGAAGACCCAGCTTTAGCTGCCGCAAGAATTGAGCAAGAAATGATCCAAGCTCAGCAAGTTCACCAGCAAGAAATGGCCCAGCGCCAGCAAGAGTTTGATCAAAAAATGACCCAGAAGCGCGAGGAAGCTGCTATTAAAACGCAACTCAAGCTGATGGAAATTGTTAACAAACCGGCTGCTAAATCGCCGGAGAACTAAGAGGAAAAATGGACAACCAAATCTTGGAGCTTCTCAACAAAAAGATTGAGGAGCAAGTCAGAAGTCATTCAGAGGCTTTGGTGGGTGGCAAGTCTGCGGACTTTGCCTCTTACCGAGAGTTGTGCGGAGTTATCCGAGGTCTCCAGACCGCACAGCGTGAAATTGGTGATCTCGTGCGTAAACTGAAAGATGACAATGACGACTAACTTTGATGTTGCGGCGGTCGATCTGTCGGGTGTTCTATCTGCTACGGCGGAAGAAAAAGCCAAGCAGATTCCCGATCCTGCCACCTATCACCTTCTGTGCATGCTTCCAGAAGCCAAAGAAGAGTACGAGGGCGGGCTTATTAAGTCAGCCCAGACGATGCAGTACGAAGAGCTGCTGTCACCCGTGCTTTTTGTGGCCAAGGTAGGTCCAGATGCATTCAAGGACGAGAAACGCTTTCCTAGCGGCCCAAGCTGCAAGGTTGGCGACTTTATTATCGTGCGCCCCAATACTGGAACGCGCATGAAAATTCATGGTACTGAGTGGCGTTTGCTGAATGACGATGCTGTTGAAGCGGTTATTCAAGACCCCCGCGGTATCCAGCGAGTTTAAGGAGGCATTATGAGCGATGCCGACAAAACCGAATTTACTTTTCCCGATGAAGCGGAAGAGAAACAATCTCGCGCCGGTACCAAGGTGGTAACACCTGATGCAGACGAGCCAGAGATTGAAATCGTTGACGATACTCCTGAGCCGGACCGTGGCCGCAAGCCAATGGAAGAGCAGCCGAAGGAAATGTCCGACGACGAATTGTCTAAATACGACGAGAGTGTTCGTAAGCGTATTCAACATTTCACAAAGGGCTACCACGAAGAGCGCCGAGCCAAAGAGTCGGCGCTGCGTGAGCGTGAGGAGGCCGTAAAGCTAGCTCAGCAGATTGTCGAAGAGAATAAAAAACTCAAAGGCAGCCTGCACCAAGGGCAAAGCGCACTGCTTGAGCAGGCAAAGAAAGTTATCGCCAATGAAATGGATCAGGCCAAGCGCAGATTCAAAGAGGCATACGAAAGCGGGGACTCAGACGCACTAACGGCAGCTCAAGAAGAGATGACGATGGTGAAAATGAAAGCCGAACGAGTAAATAATTTTCGGCCAGCACCTGTACAAACTGAAGAAAACAGGGTACAAATACAACAACCGACCCCAGTGCGGCCCAGACTTGACGCAAAAACTCAAGAATGGACTGAGAAAAACACTTGGTTTGGCAATGACGACGAGATGACCAGCTTTGCACTTGGATTCCACAACAAGCTGGCCAAATCTGGAATTACGCCGTCATCGCAAGAATATTACGAGCGAATCGACGCTCGCATGAGACAGGTTTTCCCGGATGCGTTCGAGTCAGGGAGAGCCAACGGTTCGGAGGATGCGACTCCTTCTCCGAAAAAATCGAATGTTGTTGCACCAGCGACTCGCAGCACAGCGCCTAAAAAGATCGTGCTGACAAAAACGCAGGTGGAACTCGCTAAGCGGTTGGGACTGACGAATGAGCAGTACGCCCGTGCAGTTGCGGCAGAAATGAGGAAATAAAAATGGCTACGAAAGAACTTGACCCCCGCGAGCCTCGTGCTCTGCAAAATCGTGAATCCTTTGAGCGTCCAAAAAAATGGTCGCCACCTAAGTTGCTGCCTGATCCTTTGCCGGAAGAGGGTTACGCTTACCGATGGATTCGCATTAGCACTCTTGGCAAGGACGATCCGACCAACATTTCCGGAAAACTAAGCGAAGGATGGGAACCCGTGAAGGCATCAAGCCACCCAGAGATTCAATTGTTCAGCTCCGGCTCAAACCGATTCCCGGACAGTATTGAAGTTGGCGGTTTGGTACTTTGCAAAACACCTGTGGAGTTTACTGAGCAGCGGAACGCGTATTACAGCAACCAAGCTGAAGCGCAGATGCAGTCAGTGGATAACACTTACATGCGCGAGAGTGACGCTCGGATGCCTCTTTTCAAAGAGCGCAGTTCGAAAGTTACTTTCGGTAAAGGTCTTTAATTTTTTTGGAGTCTTCTAATGGCATACCCTACCATTGATAAGACGTACGGCTTCAAGCCTGTC